GCGCGGCCGCCGGCGGCCGCTCGTTGACGACGACAACGGCCTCGCCTGCCGTGCTCGCCTGGTCGACCAGGCGCCGGACGATGCGGTGCAATTCGCCTGCGCTGAGCGCGCGCAGCTGCACGGCCAGCAGGTCGACGGCCGTATTGATTGCGTCGAGTTCGTCGAACCGCAGCGCGCGGGGTTTCCAGGAGCCGTGTGCGCAGGCGCGCTCGGCAACGGCGTCGAGGGCGCGAACGGCTGCGAGGAAGTGCTCCTGCAGGCCGCGAATGATCCCGGTGCCTTCGATGGCCAGCGAGATGAGGACGGACGTGCGCAGCTCGTTGTACTGCTGTTCCGTGGCCACACCCTCTCGGAACGCGCGGGCCAGCGCCCGCTTAGGCGCCATCATCTCGGCGATCTCGGGCTCTGTGTGCCGCGCCGCGCGGCACAGCGCGAGGAACATGGTGTTGGCCTCCTTGCGGCGGCCGCGATGGCTGGAGCGCTTGCGGCTCATGCGCGATCTCCAGTGCGCGGGAATGGCCAGGCCGATGCCGGGTGCAGTGCGGCCGCTCCGCTGCTGGCGGCTTGGGGCTGCTCCTTGCGCTCCTCGTCGTTGTGCGCGCCGCCGGCAGCATCAGCCGGCGTGTAGGCCAGGTCCTCCAGCTTCTTGCCATCCTCGAGTGCGACCTCCACCCACCTGGGCTTCTTGCCGCGTCCGGTCCACGTGGCGCCAGTGTTCGGGCAGCGGTACTTCGCGACGGGCCTGGTCGACGCCTTGAGCGCAGGCTTGGCCAGGTCGGGCGCCTGCTCGTCCTCGGCGTGCTCCAGGTTGGTGTAGTCGGCCTTGACCATGCCCTTGCCCGTGCCGAGGTCGACGTGCCAGGCGCGCTGGCTGGCGGCCACCTTGATGGTGCCCAGCGTCCCGGCCTTGACCGTCTCCTTGCCGCGCGCCAGGTCGATCCTGATGCGCACGCGATCGTCGTGTTTGAAGTCGTTGGGGCCCGGCGTGCTCTCCGCGGCCGCCAGCGCTGCCGCGATGCCCGCGGCGGCCTCCGCCTTGCCGGTCTTTTTCGGCGCGGCCTTGGCCCCGCCCTTGCCCTTGGCGGGGGCCTCGTCGGCCACCGGCTTGTCCGTCGGTGCCGCCTCGGCCTTCATCTCGGCCTTCACATCCTCCTGGATGGCCGACACGTTGACGCCGTAGTCCGCGGCCACCTGCTCGATGTGCGGCGCGGCCTTGGCCTCCGACACGCCGAAGGTCACGATGTTCTTCATGTCGACCAGCATGGCCAGCAGCTGCAGCACGTGCTGTGCCCGGGCGCCGTCGCACTGGTCCTCGTCATCGAGGTAGGCGCGGATTCCCTCGTGCGTGGCCACCTTGCCCAGGCCCAGCAGCTTGGCGACCTGGCTGCGCTCGTCCTGGCGCAGCTCGCTCACCAAGTCCTTGGCCAGCATGCGCAGGAAGGCATCGCTCGCGCCCTCGGCCGCACCCTCGTTCATCTCGCGCCAGACGGTCTCGATGGCCCGCATGCGCCAGGTCGACTCATAGTTCGTGGTGAGCTTCTGCTGCACCTCGTGCTCGCTGAGCTGGCGGGTCTGACGCGCCATCAGCGGGGTGAGATGGCCCTTGTCCTTGAGCAGCTTGTTCACAGTGCTGGCCGGCAGCACCTCGACCTGCTCGCCGGTGTGCGGGCTGACCAGCACCATGGTCTCGGGCGCATCCTTGCCGAGCAGCGTCTTCACCGCCTTCTTGGTGCCGGTGCGCGCGTCGGGCTTGTCCAGGCGCACGTAGCCTTCGAGGTTCTCGGTGTACTTGCTGGGCCAGACCTCCTTTGCGGCCTGGCCGGCGATCACCTTCTTGCCGCTGGCCTTGGCCGCAGCGAGCTGGATGGCGTCGTGCGCCGCTTCCTTGGCGTGGAAGCACTTCGGATCGGTGCACACGTCTGCGCTGTCGACGTCGGTGAACAGATCCGGGTTCGCGCCGGTGCGGTGCTCGCATTCGCGGCAGCTCCCGGCATCGGGCACGAGGTCGACCTGGGTGATCTTGAAGCGGGCGGCGTCCAGCCGCAGCATGACGTTCTGCTGCACCCAGCTCTGGAACGTGCGGTAGCTGGGCACCTCGTCCCGGTAGTCCAGGCGCGTGGCCTCGCCCAGGGCCTTGGACTGCAGCGCCGCATCGGGAATGCGCGAGATCAGCAAAGCGCGGCTGAAATCGATCTTGGCCGCGTGGAAAGCGGTGCGCACCTCGGCCGTGAGCTTGAGCAGGTTGAGCCGGCCGTAAACGTAGGAGCGGCTCTTGCCCACCTTGGCCGCGATGTCTTCCTTGCGGATCTCGGTCTGAGACATCAGGCGTTCGTAGCCCTCGGCCTCCTCCATGGGGTGCAGGTCCTCGCGCTGCAGGTTCTCCACCAGCTGGAACAGCAGCACCTGCTCATCGGTCATGTCGCGCACGAGGATCGGCAGGGCGTTGAGCCCCGCCAGCTTCGTGGCGCGCCAGCGGCGCTCGCCGGCGATGATTTCGTAGATGGGCAGCGGCTCGCCCGGGATGCGGTCGGCCACGGTGTCCTCGAGGCGGCTGGCCGGCAGGGGCCGCACGATCACGGGCTGCTGCACGCCGATGGCCTTGATGCTCTCGGCCAGCTCGGTCATGGATTCGTCGTCAAAGTGCGTGCGGTTCCATGGGCTGCGCACGAGCAGGCCGGGGTGCACGATCTTGAGCGGCGAGTCGGCCGGCGCTTCCGTGGCGGGGGTGCCCTCGTGCGCATGTGAGCCGGCCGGCTGTGGGCCGGTGGGGTGCGCCATGGAGCCGGCAGCGATCACCGGCGCCGGCGGCAGATCCGTGGACAGTTCGTCGTCGCCCAGCAGCGTGACGTACTTGCCATCCAGCTGGACCTCGTTGCCGTGGATCTCCAGTTTCAGCGTGCCGCCGCGGCGCTCGCCGGTGACGATGCCGCAGATCCCGGCGAAGGGGTGGCGGTTGCCGTCGGGCTTGGTGGCGTCGGGGTTCACGCGGGCACGCGTGCCGACGATGTCGGGGGTGGTGGTGGTCATTGGGTGGCCTGGGCCCGCATGCGGGCGGTGTGGACGGTGGTGAGCGCCACGGCGGTGGCGGCGATCTCGGCGGGCAGCGCCATGAGGCGCTCGGTGCGCGTGGTGCGCACGGGCTCGGTGGTGGCGATCTCGCGCTGCAGACGCAGGCCATCCTGCGCGCCGAGGTAGTAGATGGCCTGGATTCCCGCGACCTCGTCGGCCGGCAGGTCCTCGGGCAGGTGGGCGCGGAACTCCTCCCACACGTCGGCAAAGGTGCGATGCACGGCGAGTTCCTCAGGCGGAGACCGGCATGCCGGCCAGGTTGGTCACGCGGCCGTCGCGGTAGTGCAGGCGGTTGCCGATGCGGCTGGGCTGCTGCAGGGCGTCGTCGGCGCCGGGCCGGCGCGGCGGCGGTGCCAGGTCGGCGAAGCTGGCAGACCGGCGCGGCGCGCAGGGCGCTCCCCCTGGTGCTGGCAGCGGTGCCGGGTCCGGCGACGGCGCGGGCGGTTCGATCGTCTCGGCCGCCGCGGGCACCTCGGGCTCGGGTCCATCGACCTGGTCAGCGGACGCCAGGCCGGCCAGGCGCTTGACTTCCTCGGCGCCGGCGGCGGTCCTGGCCCAGCGGCCGTTCTCCTGCAAGACGTAGCCGCGCTCGGTGGCAACTCTTAGCAGGCTGCTCAACTGGTTCCAGCTCGTGGCAGGCCACAGCGTCTTGAGCTGGCCGTGCAGCCCGTCGCGGGTGAGGCGCTGCAGGCCCAGCGTGCGCAGCATGCGGTGCGCAGGCGATTCCGCCGCCATGCCGCGGACTCCTTGGCGTCGCGCGCCAGTCATGCCGGAACCTCAACGCGCAGGCCCGGCACGCCGGCGTCGTGGCCAAACCACGCGCCGAGCACCTGCTGCTGCAGGTGCCGCACGTCGTGGCTGTTGTTGATCACGGTGTCCGGGCCGAACTCGGCGCCGCTCACCTCGGTGACGTGCTCGCCGACGGCCGTTTCGCGGCCAGGGCGCTTGATCTGCCACAGCAGGCCACCCCACTGGCGCAGCAGCTCGACCTCGATGGGCTTGCGCACGTCGGTGATCACCACGCGATGCGCATAGCCCATGCGGCGCTGGTCGATCACGCGGTCGACTACGCGCTTCGTCCAGTACTTCGGATCCAGCGTGCACCGGTAGCTGTCGCCCCACCAGCGCAGGATCTGCCGCGGCGAACGCGGCGCGTCGGTGGCCAGGTGCTCGCCCTGCTGCTGATGCATGACGATGAGGCGGGCCACGAAGCTCATGTCGAGGCACCGGGCCAGCGCCAGGGCGGTGAGCGGGTGCTCCTTGGTCTCGCGCTGCTGCAGCATGGCCACGTCGACCTGGTAGGCCTCGGCCACTTCCTTGTAAAGCGCGTCGGCGAAGGCGATGGGATAGAAGCCGGCGTGCGTGTGCAGCAGCTGGCCGACGGTGTCCTTGCCGCTGTCCTTCGGCCCGGCCAGGCCGATGACGTGGAAGCGGGTGGGATCGTTCTTGGCGGACTTGCTCACTCGATGTCCTTTCTGTTGGTGGCGAGCGGTTGGATGACGGGGGCCACGGCCTCGATGCGGTTGGCCCGGAAACGAACGTTGGTGAGGGGGAGCTCGATGTGTTGGCCGCGCAGGCGGCTGGCGAGCGCCTTGGCTGCGAACTGGCTGGACAGGCTGGCGTCGGGGTAGGGATGCGTGACGCGCGCCGTCTGGCCGGCGTCGTCCTGCATCTCCAGCTTCAGGACCGGCCGGCCGCCGGGCGTGAAGCTGCACTGGCACGCGTCGACGCGGCCGCTGATGCGGATCTGCATGGCGGCCTCACCTGCGGGCGCGGTGGTCCGCGAGGCGATGCACCACCGTGCGCACGTGTGCACGGGCGCGCAGTTCGGCGCATTGCAGCTCGCGCAGGTAGCGGCGGATCTGCACGCCCAGCAGCAGCTCGACCACGATGGCGAGGAGCGCGAAGGCGACGCCGATGGCGATGCACAGGGCCATGAACTCGTCAGTGGGCAGGCCGAGCGTGCTCATACGGCACCTCGCGAGGTGTTGCGCCGGCAGACCATGAAGCCCTCGGGCGTCATCCACATCAGGGCGTCGGGCCCGCGCTCGGCGCGGCACTCCTCCTGTGCGTTGCGCAGCGCACGCCGGTAAGCGGCCTCGGCTTGACGGGCCTCGGTGAGCGCACCATTGAGCTGCTCGGGCGTGCGGAATGGGGTCGGTTCGGCCTGTGCGTCGAGGCGCCAGGCGCTGCCCAGCGCGAGGCAGACGGCCAGCACGCCTAAGGTGGTGAGCGCGCCCTGGCGGATGGTGGCGGCGTTCATGCTGCACCGCCTTCGAGCCAGACCTTGGGGCTGCCGGCCTGCACGAGCACGGCGCGGGCGTCTTCCACGAGGGAGGCCAGCATGCCGGGGCCGATGGTTCCCGCCTCCGGGTTGAGCGCGGCCACGCGCATCGCCAGCACCATGAGGCCAGGTGCGGCGTCGTGGATCTTGCGCTGCGCCTGCTTCGCACTCCCGGTCATCTCCATCGGCCAGAAGCGCCGGTCGAGAGGGGGTATCCCAAGCGCGTCAACGGCGCCGGAGCTAAAGATGATGTTCGGTTTGGCCTTGGAAACGCTGGCCGGCGTGGTGGCTGTGGACATTGGCCCTCCGGTGTTGGAAGGGCTGCATAGTAAGGCTAAGCCTTATGAGCGGTCAACAGGCATTGCCTGATTTTCTTTGCGTGTCATGCCACTTGCAGCGTCGCGCGCTGCTCTCTCAGCTGAACCTTTGAACTGCGATAGCACGGCTTGGTGAGCGGCAGTTTGCGCGTGACAGGCCGGCGTCTAAGTGAGCGTAGCGATGAGGACAGCTCTCCGCACTTGTTGTGGGCTGGAGACGATCGCCTTAAAGTTCCATAAAGGTGGGGATGACCTATGCCTGAAACTCCGCAGTCAATGTGTCACGCTTTGTAAAGTGGAGGATTTTTGCGTTATGCCGACTTTTCACTGGTAGCCGGCCACTGAAGTGCGCGTAGACGACGTTATCTCCCCCAACAAGAGATCACCGAGCGAGTCGATAAGAGAGGCATATCGGTCTGGATTCGTCCAGTAGAGATCGGTTACACGTTGCAGCTCGGCGCGCACTGAGGGCGGCGCTCTCCGAGCATGGTCGTGGAGAACCTGCAGGGCTTCACGCAACTCCGGCTGTTGGCGAGCGGTCTCGGGGTCTGCCCCGCCCATCAGGCGCAAGGCCGCAATCTCCGGCGGATAAGCCTCTAGTCCCCAGTGCTCGGGCCCAACCACATCGCGGAACAGATCTAGCAGGGCAAACAGTTTGTCTTTGCCGACCACGCCACGCTTGAGCCAGTCCTGCACCGACTGCGGGGTGACCCCAAAGTGGCGCGCAAGCTCCTTTTGCGTCATGCCCTTGTGGCCTAACGCTACGCGTATGGCAGTGCCGAAGGCAGGACCGGTAACAAGAGGCATCGCCTTACTGTCGTATGGCGATACCTGATCCGGCAATGCCTGTTGATTTTCGATAAGGCTGTGCCTTATCATCGCGGCCCATGAATGCTGCGATCGTTGAAGCTTGTCGGAAGGCTGGTTCTCAGGCCGCATTGGCTCGTCTCCTCAGTGTGAAGCCATCGACGGTCAACGAGTGGTATCTCGGCGAGGGCAAAGTCCCGCTGGAACGGTGCGTCGACATCGAGCGCGGTCTCGGCGTGACATGTGAAGAACTGCGACCGGACAAGGTCGAGTTCTTCTGCTACCTGCGCAACCGGCCTGGGCCAGCAACAGGGCAGGCGTCCAGCCATGTCATGGGGGCTCACGCTCCAGACGGCGGTGGCAGTGTCTGACCCGACTGCATCTCGGAGTCTCTCGATCTCTCCCTCGCGCGTCACCCGGCGGACCCCGCCTGCGCCGACATCGTCGGCGATCCAGCGCGACCGCCGCACAGCCGGACCTGACCGGCTCGAGATGCGAGGGTCCTTCTCTTTCCAGCATACGTGCAGTTTCGGCAAGCGGCGCACGCATAGCTATCACAACGAAAAAGGGTAACTGTCATGGACATCATGGACGCGGCCTACAACCTGGTGCACGACTATCCAGGTGGCGCGGGGTCGCTCGCGCCTCGCCTTGGCAAGTCGCCCACAACGCTCAGCCACGAGGTGACCGAGACCGGGACGGCTAAGCTCGGCTGGCGGACGGTGGTCAAGGCCAGCGTGCTGGCGCAGAACCGCGTGTGCTTGAACGCCTTTGCTTTCCAGATGCAGTGCAGCGTTCTGCCCTGGCCCGAGTCGATCGCCAACGATGAGGGCACCTTGATGGGCGTCTCCACCACAGTTGACAGCGTGGCTGCCTACGTGCGCGAGGTGGCCAGGAGCACGCACGACGACGAAGTCAGCGACAACGAACTGCAGGCCGTGAACGCGCGCCTGGGCGAGCTGATGGCGGCGGTGCAGAACCTGCAGGGCATCGTCTCCCGCATGCACCGCTTCGGCGGCCAGCCACCCGAGCGCGACACCCAGGTCTAGGGCGTGGACAACTACCACGACGTGCTCCACCAAATGGAGCAGTTCGGCATTGAGCTGCAGTCGCGCGACAGCGAGCGCATTCGAGATCTTCCCGGGAGCAAATTCGAAGGGCGCCGCACCACCTGCGGCGCCAAGGGCAAGGACTGGTTCAAGTTCTACATCTGGCGGCCGCAGCGCGGCGGCGAACTGATCACGGGATCCTTCGGAACCTACCGCCACGGCGGCTCGTACCAGAAGGTGGTGATCGAGCACACGCCCGTGACCGACGCCGAACGTGCGGACCAGGCCCGCCAGCGCGAAGAGCAGCGCGCGGCCGCGGCCAAGACGCGCGCCGAGGAGGTGGCCAACGCGGCCGCTGACGCGGTGCAGCTCTGGCGCCGCGCAGCCCGCGAGGGAAGATCTCCGTATCTCGATGCGCGCGGCCTGGTGCCCGAGTCCTGCCGCTTCCTCGACGCGCCAATGGTGCTGCGATGGACGGCGACACGCGCAGGCGAGGACGACACGGTGGTGCGCCTGCCCGAGGGCACGCTCGTGATCCCCATGCTGCGCTTCGACAAGCCACGCCACGAGGCGCTGCGCGGCCTGCAGTTCGTCCGCCCCGATGGTGGCAAGGTGTACCAGCGCGGCTTCGAGAAGCCAGGCTGCGCCGTGCGGCTTGGCCAGGTCACCGCAGACGACTGGCTCGCCCTGGTGTGCGAGGGCTACGCGACCGGCTTGGCACTGCGCATGGCCTTCGACCAGACCGCACCGGTGTTCGTGGCGTTCGATGCCGGCAACCTGGAGCACGTGGTGCCGCTGCTGCGCGAGCTGTACCCGGGTGTGATGCTGCTGATCTGTGCCGATGACGACTGGAAGACCCGCGACCGCCGCACCGGCGAACTCACGAATCCCGGACGCACCACGGCCCGCAAGGTGGCGCGCAAGGTGAACGGGTGCGACTTCGTCTACCCGGCGTTCGACCTGGCCACGCGCCAGGAGCGGGACACGGACTTCGACGATCTGCGTCGACGGCAGGGCCTGGACGTGGTGCGCCGGCAGCTGGACGCGGTGACGCAAGCCATGGCGAGGGCGCATGCACGATAAGCCGACGCCCGACCCCGCGCCACCTGCGCAGGAGGCACCCGATGCCGCAAGTGCGGCATCGTCAACAGATCTCGGCGCGTCAGCGCCGCTGGATAACGTCGTCTCGTTCGATGCTGCTGCTCAACGCAGGGCGAGCGAGGATTCGAGTTCGTCTTCTTCGGCTGGTGCTGGCACAGCTGCGTCCGCCCCCCCGCCCCCCCAGAAAAGCGCAACTGCGCGCGAAAAGGGAGAGGGGGCCAAAGACGGCAAGGCCGGCAAGAAGACCGAGAAGACCATCGATTGGGGCAAGTTCGCCGAGCTGCTGCGCGACTTCGTGCTGATCTACGGCACCGATACCGTGTGGGACGGCAAGGAGCGGATGATCATGAAGATCGCCAACATGGGCCACGCCCATGGCTCCGACATGGTGCGGCTGTGGAAGGGCAGCGCCGACCGGCGCACGGTGCGGCAGACCGATGTGGTCTTCGACCCCACGATGAAGGCCGACCCGGATCGGTGCGTGAACCTGTTCGATGGCCTGGCCATGGAGCCGACCGAGGGCGATGTCGCGCCGATGCTGGAGCTGATCCGCTTTCTGACCAGCCGCGCGAGCGAGCACGATCAGGAGTGCGACGAGATCATGCACTGGCTGCTGTGCTGGCTGGCCTACCCGCTGCAGCACCCCGGCGCGAAGATGCGCACCTCGGTGATCATGCATGGGGACGAGGGCGCCGGCAAAAACTTCCTGTTCGACACGGTGGTGTCGATCTACGGCAAGTACGGCGCGCTCGTGGGCCAGGACGAGCTCGAAGACAAGTTCAACGACTGGCGCAGCTGCAAGCTGTTCGTCGTCGGCGACGAAGTGTCCAGCCGGGCCGAGCTGGTGCACAACAAGAACCGGCTCAAGGCGTTGATCACGTCGCCCACGGTGCAGATCAACCCCAAGAACCTGCCGCGGCGCGAGGAATCGAACCACATCAACATCGTCTTCCTGTCCAACGAGCTGCAGCCGCTGGCCCTGGACAACAGCGATAGGCGATACCTGGTCATCTACACGCCCCGGGCCAAGGACGTGGCCTTCTACCGCAAGCTGGGCGCCTGGCGCGACAGCGGCGGGGCCGAGGCCTTCTACCACTACCTGCTGCACTACCCGTTGGAAGGGTTCGAACCCTTCGCGCCGGCGCCGCTGACCGAGGCCAAGACGGCGCTGATCGCGCTCAACCGAAAGAGCCCCGAGCAGTTCTGGCACGAGTGGGCCAACGGCGAACTGGACCTGCCCTACAACACCTGCAGCCTTCCGCAAGCCTACCGGGCCTACCTGCGATGGTGCACTCGGGTGGGGGAGCGGTTCCCGTTCAAGCGCGAGCAGTTCACGCCTACGGTGGAACGCTTCTCCGAGGCGCAGGGCCGCAAGGCACGGTGCAAGGTCATGAAGATCGATACGGGCACGGCCAAGAAGGCCGAGCGAATGCTGCTGGTCACCGAGCCACCAGCCGAGGCGCAAGGCGCGTGGGCCAGCGATGCCGTGCGCCTCTTCGAGGACTACCTCAAGGAATTCTTGGGCTGGACGGCCCCGGCCCCCAAGGGCAGCGCCGCCGGCCAAGGGGAGGGCGACTGATGCCACAGGGTTACGAGGTTACGAGGGCTCGTAACGCCGAAAGCCAATGCTGGCGCGGAAAGTTACGAGGTTACGAGGTTACGAGGGGGTCGCATGTGCATGCGTGTGCAAGGGCGCGGGGGCGCGGGTGTGTGCCTGCGCATGCACCTACGTGCGAGGTGCGCGTAACCGCGTAACCGCGTAACTCGCTAGGCGCGGCGCGGGTTGCACGGTTACGCGCGCCCGTAACCGCGTAACTCCGTTGTTGTTTTTGTTGAAAAGGAAAAGGGTCATGAAAGAAGCGAAGCGCATCGAACCGACCGAGCTGGCCGAAATGAAGCGGCTGGCCATGGTCAAGCACCGCCAGGGCACGCCGCACCGTGACGCGCTGGACCTGATCGCGCGCGAGCGGGGCTTCACCGGCTGGCGTGAAGTGGCGGTGCTGATCGAGGCCCAGCGGTAAGCCATGCAGCCCAGCATCAGCCACCAGCTGCAGGACATCGACCGGGCCCTGGCCATCCAGGCCAGCCAGGTGCCGTTTGCACTGGCCCTGGCGCTGACGCGCACGGCGCAGGACGGCCGCGAGGAGCTGCGCGACGAGATGCGCGCGTCGTTCCACCAGCCAACGCCCTACACCCTGAACAGCCCGTACCTCAAGCCGGCCACGAAGCAGGACCTCACGGCGTTGATCGGCTTCAAGGATGGCTTCGGCACCGAGCCTTCCTTCCTCGAGCCGCAGGTGCACGGCGGCGAGCGCCCGCTCAAGCGCTTCGAGCAGCTGATGGTGCGCGCCGGCTACATGCGCCGCGACGAGCGCGCCGTGCCGGGCGAGGGCGCCACGCTGGACCAGTACGGCAACATGGGGCGCGGCCAGATCCAGCGCATCCTCAGCCAGCTGCACGCCTTCAACCTGGCGGGCGCATCGCAGAACGCCACGGGCAGCCGGCGCAGCCGGGCCAGCCGCTCGGCCGAGGCCTACTTCGTGAGCCACGGCCCGGGCAGCACGCGCTACTCGTCGGCCAGCCCGCGCAGCGCCTGGAAGAACGGTCTCAAGGAGCAGCACCTGCCGCGTGGCATCTGGCTGCGCCGCCAGTTCGCCAGCGGCACGGCCATCAAGCCCGTGATCCTGTTCGTCACGCACGCGATCTACGCGCGCCGGCTCAACTTGCAGGCCGTGGCCGAGCGCACCGTCGCCCACTTCCCTGCCCACTTCGCTGCCGCGTGGAAGACCGCGCTGCGCACCGCCCGATGACGCGACCGAACCCCATCCCTCAGGCCGATCCGGCGCTGCGGTCCGACCCGGTCGCGCAGTGGATCGGCGCCGCGTTGTTCTACCTGCACGTCGTGCTGCTGCTCGTCGGTCTGCCGCTGCTGATGGTGGCGCAGGCCGGCCGCCCTTCGGGCCCGACCGCCTGCCCACCCCCCCCGGTCTCGGGTCCTTCCCCGGAACCACGGGTCGAGGGTAATTCGAGGCCCGTCGTTCGCGCTGTCACAGGGTTTGGCGTTGGGTGGTCAGGTGGTCAGTCGGTAGTCACCTGGGGGTGGTCGGCATGCTGATGGGCTTTCGCGAGTACGCGCGGCACCGGGGCTGCACCCTGCAGGCGGTGCAGAAGGCGATCGCCGACGGGCGGATCAGCACGGTCGAAGACGCTGCCGGCAAGCGCAAGGTCGACCAGGTGGCCGCCGATGTAGCGTGGTCCCGCAACACCGACGCCGGCAAACGCTCGCTGCTGTTCGCGGATGGCCCCTCGGCCGATGCGGCGGAAGACGCGAACAGTGGGGAGGAGGGGGGCCGGGGTGGAGACGCGCCTGGCACGTCCGACGACTCCGCCATGTCGCCGGAGTACCGTGCCGCGCGGGCAGGGCGCGAGACCTTGCGGCTTGAGCGCGAGCGTATCGAGCTTGACCAGCTGCGCGGCAAGGTGATCAGCCTCGAGGAGGCCAGCCGCGGCGTGTACAGCGCGTTCCGCGCGCTGCGCGATCGCATCCTCAACACGCCGGTGCGTGTGAAGGACCAGCTGGCCGCCGAGACCGATCCGGAGCGCTGCGAGCAGCTGCTCGAGAGCGAACTGCGCGCGGCGCTGACCTTCGATGCGCGCAAGGCGTTGCGCGGCGTGGCCGACGACGAGGACGAGGAGGGCGACGACGAATGACGCCGGGCCTGCACCACCTGGCGGGGAAGATCTCCGAGGCCTGCCTGCCGGATCCCATCGTCAAGATTTCCGAATGGGCCGAGGAGTGCCGCGTGCTGCCGGCGGACTCGCCCGAACCGGGCGAGTGGCGCAACTCGCGCACGCCGTACCTGGTCGACATCATGGACACGATGTCCACCGGATCGGGCTTCCGCGAAGGCTGGGTCAAGAAGGGTGTGCAGCTGGGCGGCAGCGCCGCCGGCGAGAACTTCATCGGCTCATCGATCTGCAACGCGGCCGGCTCCATCCTGGTGGTGTTCCCCACGCTCGAGGACGCGAAGCAGTGGGAGCTGCAGCGCTTCGAGCCCATGCGCAAGAACTCGAAAGAGCTGCGCCGGCGCGTGCTCGGCAGTGACGTCAAGGGCGCCGACAACACGAAGCTACGCAAGAAGTACCCGGGTGGCGTAATGCGCCTGGTGGGCGCAAACCGCGTCGGCGCGCTCAAGTCCTCGACCATCCGTTACGTCAAGTTCGAGGAGCCGGACGAATACCCGCCCATGCTGGGCCGGCAGGGCAGCGTGATCGGCCTGGCGCGCAACCGGCCAAAGAACTTCGGCATGCGCGCCCGGATCTACGGCGACGGCACGCCCACGGTGGTGGGCGCATCCGCCATCGATGAGAACTACCGGCGCGGCGACCAGCGCAAGCGCTACATGCTGTGCCCGGACTGCGACCACCCGCAGCCCTTCGAGTGGGAGCAGTTCACCTGCGTCGACCAGGACCCTGCGACCACGCGCTACCGCTGCAGGGAATGCGGCGCGCTCGGCACCGAGGCGCAGTGGAAGTCCGGCCGCAACATGCGGCGGCCGAACGGATGGACCGAGCCCGAGTGCAAGGCGGCCGGGCTGGCCTACTGGGAGCCGACGGCGAAGGGTGAGAAGGCCGTGGCCAGCTGGCACCTGCCGAGCTTCTACGCGCCGCTCGGCTGGCGGCCCTGGGTCGAGCTGATGGCGGCATGGATCGAAGCCCAGGGCGATCCGATCAAGCTGCAAGAGTTCTGGAACAACGAGCGCGCCGAGCCGTACGAAGACAAGCTGTCCGGTCTCATCGATGCCGACGCGCTGCAGAAGCGGGCCGAGGACTACCCGCTGATGCAGTGCCCGCAGGACGCGCTCATGGTGGTGGCTGGCGTCGACACGCAGGACAACCGCCTTGCCGTCGTGATCCGGGGCTTTGGCCGTGGCGAGGAGAGCTGGGGCCTGTACCACGGCGAGATCTTCGGCGACCCGTCCGACCCTGCCGTGTGGGCGCAGCTGCGCAAGCTGCTCGAGGAGCCGATCCCGCACGCCAGCGGGCAGCGCCTGCACGTCGACGTGGCCTTCATCGACGCCGGCGGCCACCACACCGAGGACGTCTACGCGTTCTGCCGCGAGGCCCAGCTGGCCGGGCGCCACTGGGTGGCGATCCGCGGCGCGAAGGACTACAACGCGCCCAAGGTCAGCCGCCCCAAAACGATGGAGTTCACCTACGACGGCCAGCCGGTGCCAGGCGGCGCCACCATCCGTTTCGTCGGCACGCAGGCCATCAAGAACGTGATCGATGGCCGCTTCCGCATCCAGCAGGGCGCCGGCCGGTACCACTTCCCCAAGGCCTTCGAGCGCGACTACTTCGACCAGGTGCGCGCCGAGAAGCGTGTGCGGCGCACCGACAAGAGCGGCGGCGCGGCGCTCTGGTGGGTCGGCACGGGCGCGCGAAACGAGTATTGGGACTGCGAGGTGTACGCCTACGCGGCCTTCCTCTACGCCATGTCCGGCCGCGACGCGACCGTGTTCTGGCGGGACCGCGAGATGCTGCTCGCGCCGACCACCCGCGACATGTTCGACCCCGTGCACACGTCTGCACAGCCCGCCGCGCCCGATCCGATGCCGGAGCCGCCGCCGGTGCTGCCGACCCACGAAGAGATCACACCGCCGGTGCTGCTGCCTGCGCCGGTGCAGCGCGCGGCAGAGCCGCCCGCGCGCGCGGCGCCCGCATCGGTGCCGCACTACGTGCGCCGGCGCAGTGCCGTGCCCACCTTCACCCGAGATTGGTAGCCATGCCCAAATCGCCCACCCCGGAACTCGACGCGCTGATCGCCAGCCAGCCCGACCTCGTCGACCGGATCTTCGACTATCTGATCGAGTTGCGGCCCGAGCTGGCCAGCTGGTCCGAGCTGGAAGCGGCCAAGCTCCAGGTGCGCGACGAGTTCGGCGGCGAGAAGCAGTATGCGCGCACGAACTCGGCGCGCAAGACGGCGCAGCGCGTGCGCGATGTGCTGTCCCTCTACAACGGCCGCAACGCTGCCGAGATCGCCCGAAAGCTGCAGATCGGGCGGTCCACCGTCTACCTGTACCTCAAGCAGGCCGGTTACCGGCGCATCGAAACGTTGTCCAAAGATTCCCTAGAAATTGGACAGCAGCCCTCGGAAGATCGGCGCGCCCAGCTACCCACCCTCGCGAAGGACTGATTCCGACATGGCCTACACGCAAGCCGACCTCGACAACGTGCAGGCCGCCATCGCCAGTGGCGAGATGACCGTGCGGCACAACGGCCGCGAGGTCACATACCGCAGCATCGCCGATCTCCGCAAGGCCGAGGACCGCATCCGGGAAGACCTGGCATCGCAGCGGGCCTGCCGGCCGAGCGGCGGCAGCTGGAGCTACAGCTTCACCACACAACGGGGCGACTGAGTGGCCAGCTTCCTGCAGCGTTCGCTTGGCGCCCTTGCCAGCGTCAGCGACGCCATCGCGCGCAGCGGCGATCGCGTGGTCGGATGGGTCAGCCCCGACGCCGGCCTCAAGCGCCACATGTCCCGCCAGGCGCTGCAGCGCGCCTACGAAGGTGCCAGCCAGCGCGACGGCTGGAAGCCGCGGCGGGCCGGCGCCTCGGCGAACTCCGACCACGCGGCAGATGCCAAGACCCTGCGCGTGCGCGCCCGGTCGCTGCGCCAGAACGTGCCTCACATCGCATCGGCCATGCGCTGCCTGGTCGGCGCTGTGATCGGCACCGGGATCGAGCCGCGGTGGGTCGGCGATGGCGCGGCCGAGCACAACGCCGCCTTCGAAGAAATGAAGGGGCAGCTCGACGCGGACGGCCAGCTCGACTTCAACGGCCTGGTGCGGTTGGCGTACGACACGTGCGAGCAGGACGGCGAGGTGATGGTGCGGGTGCGGCACCGTCGCAAGGAAGATGGCTTGCTCGTGCCCGTGCAGTTCCAGGTGCTCGAAATCGACTGGCTCGACTCCGACAAGACCGGCCGAGAGGGCAGCAGCACCATCGTCAACGGCATCCAGTACGACGCGCTGGGCAAGCGTGAGGGCTACTGGCTGTTCCCGGAACATCCGGGCGAGACCAAGAGCGTTCTCTCCCACCTCGGTCTGCGCAACGCCAGCCGCCTGGTGCCGGCCGCCGACATCATCCACTTCTACCGCCTGGAGCGGCCGGGCCAGGGCCGTGGCTTCACGCGCCTTGCTCCCGTGATCGCCAAGACGCGCGACCTCCATCTGTACAAGGATGCCGAGCTGCAGCGCAAGAACCTGGAAACCCGGTTGAGCGTGCTGGTCACCGGCGACCCGGCCGGCATGGCGAACGGCCCGCGACTGCCGAACGACCCGGCCGGCGCGCCGCAGGATGCACGCGATCTCGGGCCCCTGGCCAGCGGCTCCATGCAGCAACTGCCCAGCGGCACCACCGTGACCGTGGTCGAGCCCAAGTGGGCGCAGGGCTTCGTGGAGACCGTTAAGCACGACGAGCACGAGATCGCGGCCGGCATCGGTGTGCCCTACGAAGGCATGACGGGCGACGTGTCCGAGGCCAACTTCAGCAGCGCCCGCGTGCGCCGTCTCGACTTCCGCATCGAATGCGAAATGACGCAGTACATGGACGTGATCCCGCGCCTGATCCGGCCCATGTGCCGGATCTTCGCCATGAAGGCCAGCCTCGCCGGCGTGGTCAAGCGCCCGAGCTTCAACCTCGATTTCGCCACGCCCAAATGGGATTACGTCAACCCCAAGGACGATGTGACCGCGGACCTGGACGAGATCTCCGGCGGCCTGTCCAGCATCAGCGAGAAGCTGCGTCGCCGCGGCTACAAGCCCGAGGAGGTATTCAACGAGATCGGCGCGGACTTCAAGAAGCTCAAGGAAATGGGCGTGCTCGACGTGCTGCTGATGCTGCGCAAGGGCCGTGCCATGGACGACGGCGCCGCCCCCAAACCCGACAACGCCAAGTGAGCCAATGAAGCAATACCGCAACCTCCTGAGAATGGACATCTACCAGATCGCCGACGGCGGTCTGGGCGACATCGTGGTCGACAAGCCCAGCCGCGGCTTCGTCGGCTTCGAGGCCGTTGACGATGGCCTGCAGTTCGACATCACCGTGATCGAAGGCGCCAGTCGCGAAGTCTTCGAGGCCATCTACCGCCACGCCTCGCGCACGCTGACGCGCGGCACGGTGCTGCGGTCCACCGCGCCGGGCAACATGCGGCTGCGCTTCACGCGGCGCGCCACCGTGCAGGTGGTCATCAGCGCCGAGACCATGAACGAGGTGCTGCTGCAGTTGAGCGGCGGCATCCCGCCTGCGCCTGTGATCCAGCAGCAGCCGGCGTCGGTCACTGCGGCGGCCGGCGACACGGTTGTTTTCTCGGTCTTCGCGGTAGGCATCGGCCTGGCCTACCAGTGGCGCCGCGGGGGCGTCAACATCGATGGCGCGAGGTCGAGCTCGTACGAGTTCGCCGCGACCTTGCAGGACAACGGCGCCGGCTTCTCGGTGGTGGTCTCGAACCTCGGCGGCACCCGAACCAGCGAGGAGGCGGTGCTCACCATCGAAGGCGCTGCGGTCCCGCCCCAGATCGTCACGCAGCCCATCTCGCGCACGGTGGACGATGGCGACAGCGTCACGTTCGCTGTGGTTGCCACCGGTACCGCGCCGCTGGCCTACCAGTGGATGCGCAACGGGTTGCCCGTGCCCGGTGCGGTCGCGGCGAGCTGGACCTTCGCCGCACAGCTGGCAGACGACGACGCCGAGATCTGGGTCGTGGTGAGCAACGACGTCGACGAAGTCGAGAGCGCGCATGTGGGCCTGACCGTCAACGTCGTGGTGCCGCCAGTGAGCACGCGCGCTCGTTTCGCCTACGGCTCCGCCACAGCCGGCTCCGGCGCTACGGTGGCTGACTTCTTTGCCAGCATGCAGGAAGTCGCTGACGCCATCAGTGACCGAAGCGGCCGCATGGTGTCTTCGCCCGGCGGAAACGTCTACACCTGGGTGGCCGTCCGCGCGGCGGCGATCACTGGCAGCAGCACGCCGGCCGGCGTGATCTTCACGCACCAGGAAAGCAACAGCACGGGCGCCTTCTCCGGCGCGCTGTCCGTTGGTGCGTATGCCGGCCTGGACAGCAACCCGACGAGCGAGCACCTGAACTTCACGGACGCCAACGGCGAGGCCTGGTGGCTGTTCCGTTCCAGTCTGCCCAACACCAGCGGCACCTTCATCCTCAGCTAAGGACCCCGAGATGAGCATTCTTCCCACCGCACTGCAGGTCACCGCCGGCGCGAACAACATCAACGCCGCGCAGGCCCACATGATCCCGCGCACGGTTCACGTGCTGACGCGGGCCGAGTTTGTCGCGGCGGTAGCCGCGCAGCGTGCCTTCATCGCCGACCTCGGTCTCAACGGCTGGATCCAGGGCGAGCGCGTGCAGATCGTCGGCGAGGCCGGCGAGCGCATCTGGACGGCTGGCGGTGCCGGCACCGCCA